TGTACAGTTAAGTCGTCTTCAAATTCTGGTAATAATTTTTTGCTAATTTTTTCCTTGGTGACAATTTCAATTACATTGCCATTCCCATCACGCTCTATTACATAACGATGTAGAGGAAATAGTTTTAAACCATCCTTACCCATGAAGATCAATGCATTACCTGCTACCACCAAATGCTTAAGAGCTTGATGTATAACAACACGATCATCTGATGCTGCGATAGATTCCATGATGGTTTTCTCTACCTTAGCAAAGGATAAATCTAATTCAGTTTTAATTTTAGGATCAATCTGTCCTAGCATTGCATCGTTAACTTGAAGCTTAAAGAAGCTTGTGTTAACAGGTACTAATGCTAGTTGTAGTTTAGCTGCTAAGGTTACTACACCTTTAGCACCAACTGATTGCCATGGAGTGCTTAAGTTTTTAGCACCACGCATGAACTCCTCTTCGCCACGAATTATATATGGGATGGTTAGCTTTGCTGCCTCTTCCGCTATGCTTAGAAACTGAGAACGTTCTGATGCTAAACTGTCATATCTTGTTTTAGCTGACATTATATGTTAAGGGATTTAGTTTGTTGTTCTCTACCTAATTGTTTTGTACCTCTAATGGTACCCATTCTAGATGCCTTTGATCTCTTCATCCGTACACCTTTAGCACTTGTGCCTGTGAACCTCTGACCTGCTTGACCTTGAGCTGTCCTTATATCAGGTGCAGCTGCTGTTACAGCTTGATCAAATTGTGTCTTAGCAGCACCGTAACCACTAGTGTCTTGTACATCTGAACTTACATTAGGCATGTAGTTTATATCTTTTCTATCTACTGGTAGTGGTGTAGGTACGTCAGGTTTCTCTGGTACTATACTCCAATCAAGTGGTGTAGTACCTTTAGGAGTTTCTGGTTTTGAACTCATTTGTCCTTTCCAATGATCCCAGTTTTGTTCCATCAACAAATTACCTGCATCTTTTCTAGTTAGTTTATGTCCATCTGGTTTGAATACATCCCATGGTACATAATCACCTAAAGTTTTAACCTTTTCATCTGTTAAAGCTCCCCAAGTTTTATCCATTACATCTGAGAATACTCCCTGACCATAATTTCTTGCGTCTGCTTTTGATCTTCCAAAGACTCCACTAGCTTGAGCGGCTGCTAAGTCACCTGAATCACCACCCATGTGGGCATCCATGTATGCTTTCTGCTCAGCTACTGTACCAAACCTACCCATACCAGTTGCATTATCACCAAAGTCATCAACATCACCTTGGTTCAAAGCGTCTTGAGTTAAACCTTTGTAACCAATGTGAGTATTAGTAAACAAAGCGTTGTCATAATCAGCACCTTTTACACCAACACCATCTATACGTTCTCCAGTAGTCTGATCTATCATACCATCTGTTCTAGTTGCATTGATGTGATCAAGATACTGTTGTACAGTAGCATTATTTGCAGCAGTATAGAATGGGTTGTTAGCTTTGTTAGCTTGATTAGATACTTGACCTAGTATATTTTGAAGATCATCACGTACTAAAGTCTCACCTTGTACCATGTATTTAGATGTTAATTTCTCTTCAGCTGAAACAATACCATCACCATCTTGGTCTTCACCTTTATAGGTAACAGCATTTAAGAAATTATCTACATCACTAATACCAGTAACTGATTCATCTTGTGATAACCAATAATCTAATCCAGATTGATCAGCGTCTCTACCATATTGTTCATGATATGCTGTTCTAAGTTGAGCTTCATCTGATGCGGCAAAGGATTTAGCAATGTCTTGGATAGACATACCACCATCTAATTGGGATTGCCAGTAAGCAGTTCCATCAGTATCACCTTCTCTACCAAAACCTTGAGTATATAAATCAGCTATAGTTGTTGTATCAGAGACACCTGATTCTAAAAAACTCTTACCTTTCATAGCATCACCACCTTCAGAAGCATCAGCTCCCCAAAGATCACCACGATCAGCAGCAGATGTTACAGCAGCAGCAGCTCCTTGGAACGCCCCTTTCGTATCACCAGCTTTAGCTTGATTTATAAGAGCTTGGTAATCACCAGATGCTTGTGCTTGAGTTGCAGTAATACCTTTCTGTTCAAACAAACCTATAATGTTATTTGTTACAGCATCTAAGGCTTTATTATAATCATTAGTACCTGCAGTTAAAGTAGATAGATCTACAAAGCTACCTTTGTTACCAGAGCTTGGACCACCACCGGGTCCGTAGCCTTCGTACCATGTAGAGGCACGTGTATCATACCAGTTGTATGTCATTTCACATCTCCTTTAAGTTTCCAGTTGGCAGGTATATTTTTACCTCTTTCAGGTGTGACTTGTCTTATAGTTAAGTTAGTAGGCTTAGGAATATCAGGTGGGGTATCCATCATGCTATCAGTTATCTCTTGCTGCAAGCCCATTGTAGGACTGTAGAAAATACCTTCATCAACGTTTTGATCTAACTTGTTACCTACAATAGTCATACGTGTAGGTTCAGGTACAAGTTTATGCTTAAAGGTATCTCTAATCTCCCCTGTTAATGGGTTGATCTTAGTACGAGTTCCAGTTTCAGGATCAAACTTATTCCAAGGTTGATATTTTCTGATCTGAACTTGTTGGTTGTGTTGATAACCACGTGTGTTCTTACCTTCAGGGTATCTTACATTATGTATCTTAGCTCTTGCAATTTGTAAGGCTTTATCCTTTTGCCATTCAGCCTCAGCTGATGCACCATCCCTACCTTCTTCACGAGCTTTATCATAGTGTTCATTAACCCAACTTTGTATTTCTTTAGAAGCTGCACGTACTTGCCTAGCATTATCAAAGTCAGAACCCGGACCCATGAACATCATGTAATCTTTCTCTAACAACTCATCCATCGTAGCACGATAGAGTTCATCATTAGTATAAGCTTTCCAATCCATAGGGTTCTCACGTACTTGATAAGTAGTAGAGATGTGTTCTCCATCAGCAGTTCTCTGCTCACCTAAGAATGTACCACGTACCTTCTCACTATATTTATAAGGGTTTGTTAAGTGACCCCATTCATACGAATGTTTATCACCTGCAATACCTACCCTACCTTCTCCTTTTCCACCATACTTAATATCAATGACGTTACCATCTCTATCTTTAGTGACGATCTTTTTTTTAATATCCTTACCGATTGTAATCTCTTTGAAATTACCACCAGTCATTTGATGAAAGAAGTTTTGTGCATCCCAAGCTTGATCCATATTGTAGCTTACATTTCGTTCGATATCTAAGCCCCAATCTTCATCAGCTAGGTTAATATTTCTGTTAACATCAGTATCATACCAACTATCGTAAGCTTGTAAGACACCAAGTCTTTGTGATTCAGATAGCTCTCCCCAATCATTAGTACGGAAAGCATATTTACCTTCATGTCTCCAGTCTAAACCTGTTTCTGTTAGCTGTTCTCTTAAAGCTTGACGATCTTGACTCCAATTTATATCTTCACTTGGAATCCATCTTCCTCTTTCATCATAAGCCATCGCTTCTTACCTCTTCCATTCTGTGAACAAGCCACTCAACCACAGAGCGTTGTCCAGATCTGTACATAATTTTTTGCATTGAATCCTCTGGGTTAGGTGTGATTGGTGGAAAGTTCTCCTCTAATTCTTCGAGGATGTAGTTTAAGTTGGGACCAGTAATGGCCTCAAGCATATTGTGGGAGGTTGACATTGTTGTGTTCAAAAAAGGCTGGCATTCTGGATGCTTTGGTGGCAGAAAGTTCTGGAGCCTTGCCTTCATACATTAAGCGATCGCTTGTATCTAGCCAGAATTTTTTGTCCAAATATTTATCGTAGGTATTTCTACCTAAGGGTTCGAGTACCCAATTAATCGTGGCCTTCCTAAGTTTATCCAAAGATTGACTAGGAGATAAGCCCAACTCGTGACATACAAGGCTATTAGAGGCCACGTGTATTTGTTCGTCTCTGGAAATATCAGCTGATACCGTTCTGAGACCAGCATCGCCATTAAACCTAAAAA